TATATCAATCTCCAAAATCTGACCAATTAACCGCAGAATCATATTTAAGGGTATACGAAGGTAATTCAGAAATGGTTCCTGGTTTTACAATGTCAATGAGAACAAGACCTTTATGTATTAATAAATTTAGAGAATTTGTAGGGGATAGATCAGTAACAATTCAATCAAAACGTTTATTAGAAGAAATGAAAGTATTCATATGGAAAAATGGAAGACCAGAAGCTCAATCAGGCTATAATGATGATTTAGTTATGTCATTTGGAATTGGTATGTTTTTACGTGATACTTCATTAAAATTCCAACAACAAAGTTTAGATAGTGCCCGTGCAGCATTAGGTAATGTACAAAAAACAAAAACCAACCATAGTGGTGGGTATAGTACTAACAGTATTCAAAACCCCTATAAAATGAAAATAGGAGGTAAGGATGAAGATATAAGTTGGTTACTTTAACATATTTATAAATAAAGCAAAATGGCAGATACAGGTTTATTTTCAAGATTAAAAAGATTATTCTCAACAGATGTACTAATTCGTAATGTTGGTGGTGATCAACTTAAAGTAATGGATGTTAATCAGATCCAAATGACTGGGGAGTTAGAAACTAATTCACTAATAGATAGATTTAATAGAGTTTATACAAATTCACCTAATTCGTTATATGGTCAACAACAAAACTTTAATTATCAAACATTAAGACCTTACTTATACTCAGAGTATGATGCTATGGATACTGATGCTATTGTAGCGTCTGCTTTAGATATTTTAGCAGATGAGTCTACATTAAAAAATGATATGGGTGAAGTAATGCATATTAAAAGTTCTGATGAAAACATACAACAAATTTTATATAATTTATTTTATGATGTTTTAAATATAGAATTTAATTTATGGCCTTGGATTCGTAATATGGCTAAGTATGGTGATTTTTTTCTAAAATTAGAAATAGCAGAAAAATTTGGGGTATATGGTGTTATTCCCTACACAGCATATCATATTGAAAGATTAGAAGGAGACCCAAAAAATCCAACAGAAATAAGATATAGATTTGACCCAGATGGAATATCAGGAGCGGATTCAGGTTATTTTTCTGTTCCAAATTCAGCAAACCAAGCAAATTCTATTATATTTGATAATTATGAAATGGCTCATTTTAGATTATTAACAGATATGAATTTTATGCCTTATGGTAGATCATATATAGAACCGGCTAGAAAATTATTTAAACAATATGTTTTAATGGAAGATGCTATGTTAATTCATAGAATTGTTAGAGCCCCAGAAAAAAGAATATACTATATGAATGTTGGGTCTATCCCACCAAATGAAGTAGATGCTTTTATGGAAAAAACAATTACAAAATTAAAACGTACTCCTTATATGGACGAAAAAACTGGTGAGTATAATTTAAAGTATAATATGCAAAATATGCTTGAAGATTTTTACATTCCAATTAGAGGAAATGATTCAACAACAAAAATTGATAATTTAGCAGGATTACAATGGGATGGTATTGCTGATGTTGAATATTTAAGAGATAAAATGTTTGCAGCACTTAAAGTACCTAAAGCTTTTATGGGTTATGATGAAAACACAGATGGTAAAGCTACATTAGCAGCACAAGATATTAGATTTGCTAGAACTGTAGAACGTATACAAAGAATATTTACATCAGAATTATATAAAATTGCTTTAATTCATTTATACACTCAAGGTTACAGAGATGCTGATTTAACTAATTTTGAATTATCATTAACTACTCCATCAATTATTTATGATCAAGAAAAAATAGCGTTAATGACTGAAAAAATGACATTAGCACAAGCTATGGTTGATAGTAAATTAATACCATCAGATTGGATTTATGAAAATATATTTCACTTTAGTGAAGATCAATATGATGAGTATAGAGATTTAGTTAATGAAGATACTAAACGTAACTTTAGATTAGCACAAATAGAAGCTGAAGGAAATGATCCTTTAGAAACAGGTAAATCTTATGGAACACCTCATGACTTAGCTGCTTTATATGGTAAAGGAAGAATGTACTCAGATCCATCTAATTTACCTGATGGATATGATGAAGGAACTACTGATAAAACTCCATTAGGACGACCTATAGAACAACCAACAAATAGAGATAAACAAGAAGGTAACTTTGGTAAAGATAGATTAGGTAGAAAAGGTATGAAAAAAGATTATAATGACACTCAAGGTTCTTCTTTAGCTTTGGAAAGTAATAGAATTATGGCTAAATATGAGGACATGTTAAAAGATATACCACTTAATAAAAATGTATTATTATCTGAAGATAAAGTTCAAAAGAAGTTTAAAGGTAATACAATTACTGGCGATAACAAGAAATCTTAACATATTTATAAAAAAATACATTGATGTATATAAAACATTCAAAATTTAAAAATACTGGTATCTTATTTGAATTGCTAGTAAGAAAAATAACTGCTGATACTTTAGCAGGTAATGATTCACCCTCAGTAAATATTTTAAAAAAATATTTTGTAAATACAGAATTAGGAAAAGAATATAAGTTATATGAAGTAGTATTTAAATCCAAAAACTTACCAGAATCAAAGGCAAATGTTATATTAAATACTGTATTAGAAGCATCAAAAAAACTTAATAGAAAATCTATTAAAAGAGAAAAATATAATATAGTAAAAGAATTAAGAGAACATTATAATGTTGAAGATTTATTTAAAACTACTATTTCTGACTATAAGTCTTTAGCTGCATTGTATACATTATTTGAGGTTTATAATACAACAGATATTACAAACCCTAACCAAATTGTAGATAATAAGTTAGTTTTATTAGAACATTTAACATCAAAAGAAATAAGCAAAGATAATGTTAAAAATACACTTATAAAAGAATTCAAATCTGAGGATAAAGATGTAAGACTTCTTACATATAGAGTAATATTAGAAAAGTTTAATGATAAATATTCTCATCTGTCTGATACTCAAAAATCTATACTAAGAGAATTTATAGAACATATTGATAGTACTAGTAAGTTAAAAGAATTTTATAATTTAAAGATTCAAGAAATTAAAAAAACTATATTAAATGAAATTAAATCTGTAAAAGATGATGCTACTAAAATTAAATTAATAGAAGTAAATAAGTTTATTGTTGAAATAGGTAAAAATAAAAAAATAAATAATGATAATTTAGTTGATTTGTTACAATTTTGTAATCTTATTGAAGAATTAAAAACATCACATGGGCAAGTACAAATATAAATTAAAAGAAGCACCTGAAGATAATTTACCTAAAATTAATAAAAATGACAAGTTTAAGGTAGGTTATACCACAATAAATAATGATACTAAATCTACCATTACTGCCATAGATCCAGAAACAGGAAAAATTAGTTGGGGACTTGAAAAGTTACCTAATCTTGAAGAGTTATTTGAAACATCAACTGAATTAACCCAAGTAGCTAAAGATGTTTATATTAAAACAAAATCTGATAAAAAGTTAAGATTAATATATGATGAAGCTCGTGCCTTAAGAAATACAATTCGTACACATATGAGAAATGAATATCCTGAAGAATATAGAAGGGTAACAATGAATATGAATGAGGGTGATTTAGATGAAATGTCTACAACAGGAGGAGGAGCTGGCTCAGCTACTTTTACACCAGGAACAGGTGGACAATATGCTACACCATTTGCATTCAGAAAAAAAGGACAAAAAGCAAATGATAAAGCTTATAAAGAATTAGGGTATAAAGCAGTTAAAGAACTTACAGACTCTAAAAATAAAAAACTTAAAGTAATATCAAAAGAATTAAAGGCAGCATCTAAAATGCATAAAGGTCAAGCAAAAAAGATAGATAAAATAGTTAAAGAAAAATATGGAGATGGTGCTGATTTAGGACCGGGTCCTAGAGCAAGTGAAGATGGAGTTAAAGATAATGCTTATGTAAAACAGTTTGCATATAAATTAGTACCTAAAAAAATTAAAGGATCAGGTATGATAGTAAAGCAATTATTTGAAAAAGAAGAGGGAGAAAAAAAAAACTTCCAATTAAAAAGAATAGAAGCATTTGATGGTATTGAAAAAAAATTAAACGATATTTATACCACGATATCAAATGCAAAAAATAAAACAATAGAATATTATAAAGAAAATCCAGATTCTTATAAAGTAGTAAAACCTACAGATTTAGTTATGGATTATCTAGAAGATATAAAAAAATTATTAAAATAGAATTATGAAAACACAAGAATATTTATTTGATCATGTTAAAAAACATATTTTAAAGGAAGTATCTACTGACTCCTATGATAAAATACAAGAAGACCATATTAAATCTTTAGATAAAAAAATATCTAATAATTCTGTTATGGAATGGAAAGCTTACTTTGATGCTAATATAAATGAAGCAAAAGATGATTTAAATAAAAATAATTATGATTACGCTGATGATAAAAATATAGATAACCTTAATGGAGAAGAATTTAAATTAGGTGTTAATTTTGAAATGACAAAAGTAGAAGAATTACTTACTAATCAAAATTTAGGAGAATATATAAAAAAAGCAAGAGCAGAAGTAGCTAAAAATTTAGCTAAAAATCCACTTCATTATATTGAAAAAGCTCAATTTGGTCAAGAAGGTATAGGATATACAGCAGATGCACCAGGTTTAAAACCAACAGAAATAAAAGGTAAATATGTTGAAAGTGGTTATGGTGATGCTACTAAAAAAGTAGCAAATGATAAATTTGTAGAAGTTAAAGAAAATAAAATTTCATTTAAAGATTTATTAAACGATTAAACCATGAAACAAGTATTAATTGAAACTTCTTTATTTAAACCCCAACAACTTTCATTTACAGAAGGATTAAAATCTAAAAGAGGTCTTCCTATTGTTGAAGGTATATTAGCTACTGCTGAGGTTAAAAATGGTAATGGGCGTTATTATTCTAAAGATTTATGGGAAAGAGAAATGGAAGCTTATAAAGCACTAATTGATGAAAATAGAGCAATGGGTGAACTAGATCATCCTGAAGATTCTGTAGTAAATTTAAGAAATGTATCCCATAACATAACAGAT